TGCTTTAAACTTCTTACCAACTGTAGCGGCGCTTTTACCTCTATTTGATAAACGTTTAAGTTCGTTTCTCCTCATCTGTGGTGCAAGTTTAACAGCAATACGATTAACTAATGGTTGGAATCTTTTTATCATAGTTTCCAAACGTGACTTCTCTGCTGGTGGTAAAGTAGATCTGTCTCTGCCACGCAATAGTCTTTTATAAACCATAAGTCTCGCACCACGTGTTGCTCTCCTTTTTAATCTCTCTGGAGTAGAACCACGTCTCATTGCTATACCGCGCGCTACTGTTAATCTTTGTCTGTTACGTCTGGCGGCAAAACGTCTTTTCATACGTCCTTGAACGGATAGAACTTCTAAAATTTCTGTATCATTCCAAGGTTCATCATCAAAATCATTGGCTTCTAATTCTTCAGGATCATACAAGCCCATTTTAACTTCCTGGTCAAATGTAATATTTTCTGCTTCTTTATCTAATGCTTCAACATCAGCCCAAGTTATTTTTCCACCTTCGTATGCTCCTGTAAGAATACCGTCTAAATTTGCTTGCCACCGAGCATTTACTTCATTGTCTTCAGGGTATTTTTCTTTTGTATATTCTGCTTGTTTGGCAACAATACTACTTAAATCAATAGGTTCTTTTGGGCATACATTAATTCCATCACCTTCTGTTATCTTAACTCCTTTCTCATCTTGTGGCTTCCTTGCTTTGATGCTTAAAGGTTTAATTGGATCTTCTGGTGGATTGTCTTGGCCAGGCGTTAGCTTTTTAAAATAATCTCTTCCAATATCTGTACCCCATTCGTGACTGCCAGGGCCCATTGCTGCTTTATATTCTGCTGTTTCAATAATAATACCTAACTTATTGTTAATAGCTATATCACCTGCTGTTAATGCCGCTTGTCCTATAGAATATATTGGCTGTGGATATCTTTTTATTCTTTTGCCAACCCATTTGCCTTTTGGTTTAGCAGACAAAAGCCTTCTGTCTTTTGGTTTAGCTGCTGTTTCTGCAACGATTGGTTTTAGTCCCATCTTGGCACCAATTTTGTTTCTTAACGAGTAAGAGCCTATTACATTAGACTTAGGACTTGAGAATATAAACGCTCCATCTTTGCCGCTGTCTTTTTTCTTGATCTTTTTAACAGGTTTTTTAATAGGACGTCCTGAAGCTGCGTCTTCTTCTACAGGGATCCCAGTGGCGTACCCTTCAGGACCGTACCCTTTTGGAGTTACATCTTTAACTGTAAATTTAGGCTTCTTACTAGAGAGCACCTGTGGCTTGTTCATACGTTTTTCGTACTTTGATTTTAGATTGCCTGTTTTAGGATTTATAAACTTGGCAAGGTGAGGTGGTAATTCAGTTTCTTTTAACTTTTTTTTTGATTTGTCTTTAATTATGTGCCGCCAACTGTTAAATTTAAATTTGTTTTTGTTTTTGGCCTTATCTTGGTCCTTCCACCAAGTCTTATCATGCTTATCAGCTTGTTTGTTCATGTCTTTAATGGCTGATTTCGGATACACAATAGCTTCTTTTTTAAGCCCTAATCCCTTATGCGTAAACCTCTTCATCAACTCTCGCCTGGCCTCTTTATTACTCTGTTCTTTTTTCCAGTCGAATTGTGGGCCAGGTTTTAATCCTAACTTCTTTCTAATTTTGTTCTTAATTCTTTGTTTGCCTTCTGTGTATTCAGGCTCTAATTGATCTTTAAATGTTCCTTCTTTCTGTAATCTCTTGGCAGTTTTTTTAATCAAGTTATAACGCTTACCCTTAGGACTTTTATCATGTTCAGTAGGATTCCCACCGGTGATTATTGGGTGGTTAGTAATGTGAAGTTTCTTAGGAGTCGAGCTGTCTGCACTCAAGGCCTTGTGATCATATGAAACATCGCTAGGCTTATATGTTTTTCTTGCAGCCATATTCTTTGCTTTCATATCCCGGTGGACACCGGCCGGTATATTCTTCCAGCCATGGTGTTTCTTTTCTGCGTCTTTATGGGCCTTCACTTGTTTAGCATACTGTTTGTCGGATGTAGGTTTACCAACACCGTGTTTAAGTTGCATCTCCCTACTCATCATAGCTTCCATGTAAGGGTTTTTAGTTGAATGTTTTCCTTTGCCCCACATGGTGTCTTTTATATGGTGCATGCTTGGTGTAGGATTAGTAATTTTGTTGGTTATTTTACCGTGATCCTTGGTTACTTTTTCCCTTTTGGCCGCTTCCTTTTTTCTATAATGCCATGCCAAGGCCTTATATCCCTCTCCAAATTTTTGTCTTGTTGTTGTGGCTCTGATTCGGGCCTTTGCTGTTTTTTGTAACCTTTCAGCAGTTGCTTTTCTTACTGCTTTTCCAGGATCTATCTTAAGTTTTTTTTTTTGAATTGGTTTGTGGTCGAGGCCTCTACTGGTCAGGTTAGCAAGGGATTCAATAACTCTTTGTTGTTCTTCCTTTACGCCACCTTTCTTCCATTGTTTCCCATGTGCTTTTGCAAACTCGCCTGCTCTCATCTTCTTAAATTTTTGGGTTTGTCTGGCAAGTCTCATCTTTTGATACGGTGAAAGTGTAGCTGGTGGAGTCGCATCATTTGGATCTTCTCCATGTCCTGCCACATCAGTCCACTCCTTAATCTTTAGCTTTTTCTTTAATTTGGTTCTGTCAAAAGGACCGTACATTTTCATCATTGGACCAGGTGGGTGTCCTTTTGGCTTCTTGCCAATTTCGCCTTTAATGTCAGCCTGTCTTATTTCTTTTTTAGTTGCTTTTTTAGGATCTAGCTTCGTACCTTCTTTAATGCCGGCTTCCTTACGCCATTTGTTGTATTCTTTCTTGTCCACATTTTGAGCATCTTTCTGCCACTTCTTATGTCCTTCATTATCGAAGTTATCTTTCTTGGTGTTATTTTTAGTTTCTTCAACATATCCTTCCGGAATGCCAAGATATTCTGTTGCTTCTTTTGCAGACATCTTCTTTTTTAATAGACGATTTGGATGGTGACGTGCAAGGATTTCGCTGGCCCAAGCATCCTTATCTTTCTTTGGTTTTTTATTTTTCCGTTGATGTAAGTCATCTCCACGGCTTCCATGGCTAAAGTCTGTCGGGATACCGTATTCAAAGATAGCTTGAATGCGTTCGTTAAAATCTTTTAAATCTAATTTTGCCACGTGCGTGTTCCTTTACTGATCATCCTCTACACCAACTTGTGCCCTATATACATTATTTATACTTTTCTCATAGTAGACAATGATGGTTTTCTGCTGATCTAAGTATCTTTTCAATTCTCCCATATTTAATGCCAGATTTTCATAGTCGGGAACACTTATGGCGAAGAAAACAAAGTCTCCAAAGTCCTTTTCAAATCTTTCTCTGAAATCCTCGAAGTTATCTGATGTTACTGCATAAAACTGTACAGGATATAGATTAACACCTTGTGGGTGCCCTACTATGGGTATGTTTCGTTCTACAAATTTAGTCTGGACAGTTACCTCTTTAGGCAACAAACTACAACTACTCAGGATCGACAGTAGCAGTAGAAGACTCAAAATCTTCGAATAACTTTTCTGTTGCATTATTTACTCTCGTTTCGATTAACCCAGGTTTTCTCAAGGTTAACATTGTTAAATTGTGTGTTCTTAATTTTTCCCGAAGTACATCTCCATATGATTCAGATGCTCGTAATTTTACTTGTAGTTCAGCGTTGGCTAGTTCATAAGCTTTATTGTCTCTAATCATTTGATCTATTGTCTCTTGATTAGTAGTTGATGCTATTGTTAGTGCTGCGTTATTTTCTGTTAGCCTTTCTATTTTTCTTTCAGACAGCCAATAATATCCTCCAAATGCTAGAACCAGAGCTACTATTACTCCTATAAGTATTTTAGCTATCATTTACTTTTTTGCTCCAAAATTTCGTTGATTATTTTTTACCATATTTTGGTTATATATCTCTGGCCGCTGTCTATTTTCTAAAAATTCTAATCTTTCTATAAGATGTGGAAATCTCTCGGCCTGCTTCTTTTCGATTTCAATTATTCTTTTTTCCATCTTTTTACCCCGAGCTAGTAACTTTCTTAACAGAACATCTCGAGATGCGTCTTTGTTTATAATTAACATTTAAATTCTTCTATAAGTAGAAATCTTTTGAAATCGTAATATCCTCTTTCACCTTCATTTAATTTCATACCTTCTCTTGTTGCTTTATATAGTTTCTTAGCTTGATCGTCAGCATGGTTAGGATGTAGTCCTGCTTTAAATGATTTATAATCATTGTTTCTAGCATGGTCTCTCATCTTACTACCACTGATTCCTTTTACACCTTCAGCATCTGGGTCTCGTTGTCCTGCTGAAAGTATGTTTATTTTCTTATAGTTGTATTCCTTTCCATTATACTTTTTAACCAATGCTTTAAATTGGTGTACTCTATCAGAACCTACAACCATTGTTGCGTGTGTATGGCCTTCCTGATTGAACTTTTTTAATTGATGTAAGAATGAAGGGTGTTCTTTTGTTGAATTTTCAAAATTTACATCTGGGTGCACATGTTTTAAAAATTCTTTTTTCTGTTCGTGGTGTAAAGGATTATCTTTATGGTGTTGCTTATGGCTAACAACCACAGCATGATTTGCACCTATCTTATCTGCATGTGACTTAACTTTATCTACGACTTTGCTATGTCCAGCAGTAGGTGGATTCATCCTTCCATATGAAAATACTATATGTTTATCTTTTGTTTCCACGCTTCGCCTTCTTCTTGGCCTTCTTTTCTTTAATACTAAGTGAGGGCTTCTTTTTGTTTTTATTCCCTCGGTCTCTATTTTGTCCTTTACTCATTTATTATCCTTATTTTCTGTTGTCATTCTTGTTAAAGTTTAGCGCACTAAACTCCTTCCTGTCTACAAATTTGGAAGGTCTGCCATTTCTTATAGCCACAAAACCTTCTGGTTTACTATCTGCACCTGCGATCTCATGCCCCCATTTTGACTTTGTAGACAAATTATTAGTTATAATATTCTTTGCTGCTTGAAGATGCTTGTGCATATTCATCGGTCCTTCAAAGTGCTCTTTATTCTTATTTATGTGATCTATTGTGTTATCTTTTGTCGTTTGATGTCTCGCCTTTGCCGCGTCAGTTTTCACACCATCTATTTTCTTTTGGTGAGCGTTTGAATGATGTTTTACGAATCCTTCGTGAGAATGTTCCTCTCCTGTTCGTACTGTGTGGTTAATGTATGTCTTTAAAGCAACAGCATGTTTACTTACTGTCTCGTGATGCTCGTCTGGTGTGTTTTTAAAGTGTGCTACGGCCTGTTCTAGGTGATGATCTACCTGTTTCCTGTCCTCTAAGGGGTATCTATGTTCAGATGTATCGTGGGTTGGATCCATTAAATGAACGTCTTTATGACTCTTAAAATGGCTCATATCAGGGTTATAGACTGCCTTTAACGACTTTATATCCTTACCTTCGTATTGTGTGTGTACCGCCAGACCTAACTTAGCTTTAACAGCTGCTTTGCCGTGATCTGAGTCTGCTGGTGCGTGATATGTAATTAACTGTGGTGTAAAGTCTACTCTATTATTTTTCTTATCGTGGTTAACATCTCCAGCGTGCATTATATCTGCTTGGTATATTCCCTGTGGCTTAATTTTGTGTGCGTGATCTAAGGCTGCTTTTAATTTTTGTACTAACCCAGGTGCATGTCCATGATTCTTTTCTATATCCTCATGCGTATGGTTTATTTTAGGGGTTTTATTAAAGGCTGATTTGGATGCTACAAAGAACTTTTTTGTTTCAGGATGTTCACCAAATATAATAGCAGGACTGCCATCATACTTCATTGTAACGGCTGTATCCTTTCCGCCTTTGCCTGCTAGTTTTTTATGGACGTCGTTAATGGTGTGAAAGGCATGTCCAAACCCTTTTTTCCCAGCATGGATGACATGATCTTCGACATGCTCTAAGTGTTTGAGTTTGTCCTCATCCCCTTGTTCTATTAGAAATTCAATAAATCTCATATCAGTATTTATAATACTTTAATGAATGGGAAATTTAATCTCCGTTTTACCGTTCCTTTTAGCTTTTTTACTTCTAATTCTCTCAAAGGAACATAAAAAAACTCATCATCTATGTATCTTGTCTTTTTCTCATCACCCTTTACAATGCCATGTCTGCCTAATCTTTTTAGAACAATAGAAGTTTCTGTAAATTCTATCTTTACTCCATTATCTTCTAGCCTACTTAAGAACTCATTATCACCGAAATGATGTCCTGTAAAAGATTCGTCATAACCTCCTGCCTCCCAGAATGTTTTCTTACCTATTGCAAAACAATTCCGATGTCCTGGTTGTTGCATTACTGTTTGTTTTGGCTCTACATAAGCATGATGATAATACAGCATGCCTTCTTTAAACATTTTTCTTTTTAATCTAGCAATGTCAGGAGCATACATCAACATATCCATATCAAAAAATGCTATGAAATCTGTTTCTGCGTATTTTGCTATTAAATTTCTACAACCGTGTGAATTAAAGCCTAGGTTTCTAGTACATCTCCACAGTTGTATGGTGGGGCCTGAATCAGGTATCCAAACGTCTTTTAATAATTCTTCTGCTTTAAATATTTCTGATCCGTCATCGACGATAAAAATATCAATTTGATCTGGCCAGGTTTGCCAAACTTTAATTTGCTGTTCTAATTCATCAGGCTCTTGAAAATAAGTATAGCCTGCCGTAAATCTATTCTTCAACCTTGATGTTGGTGATGTCTTCTGCGGGAAAATCAATCGCGTCTCCATATTTTAATTGGAAATTTTCATTATGTGTCAAATTGTTTTGTTCATAAACTTCCCAGCCTGATATAACTTCAATTACCGAAGGACTAAGTCTTCCTTCTAATATGTGTTGAAGTGAAGTTATCATTTTACCGATGTCTTTTAATGTAGGTTCCTTATTGGTTCTACCTACAATATATTCTCTACTACCAACTGATTGCCACATAGGGAAGTCTTTAGTCTCTCCTTTGGACTCCCAAATATTAGTGCATGCTACGACCTTCAGTTGAGGCATCGTATATCTCCAAGTTTTCTTTTACATCAACTATATCTATATTGTTTTTAACAGCCAATGTCTCGGCGGTGCGTTTCCAATATGATCTAAAGCTGGGGTCCAGGGTTCTATTTTCTGCTTTTAGACAGTTAATCACTCTTTGTAGTGCTGTTGTTTTCATTTTCACTCCTTACGGTTCTATTTCTAAGATCAGTCGTGCTAAACGAATGATCTCTCTTATTATAAACTATTTGTATATCTCTTTGCTTGCAAATGTTCCTGCCAGTAAAGGTTTTGTCCCTATATTCCTCGCCTATAATTCTTACATTAATAGGTAACGTTAAGAACAAGTCTTCTAAATCTTTTTCAGTATTATACATGACAATCTCATCTACAAATTTTACTGCTGCTAATTGTATTTGTCTTTCTACAATACTTTGAACAGGGTAATTCTTTTCTGGCCTATCTATGGTTGGATCAACTTGTAACGCTGCAATAAGATAATCACAATGTCGTTTAGCTTCTTCTAACATAACAACATGTCCTGCATGTAAGAAATCAAAGGTACTACATGTAATTCCTATTTTGCCCACGTCTTTATACTCTAATCGCATGCTTCAAAGCCCCAGTATTCAATTAGGTCTGTTATATAGTCAGGCAAATCTACTGGCTCCCCACCTTCTTTATCGTGTTCTTTTTTAAACCAAGCGCCACTCTCTTCCCTTAAATCTATATCTTCATCTTTCCACCAGTAAACACCAGCAAAATTATAAAACTCATCCACATAAGTCATGGTTAGTTTGACATCAGGATCTAATCCTGATAAGTCTTCTCCTAATATTCTAAAGAAAATGTTAGGAGAGATCCAAGCAGATGTGGTTTCAACTTCTGTTCCCATAAATTTCGTTATATAAGCCCACTTTGGACCTATATTGAGTTCCATAAATTCAGCATCTGCAAATTCATCATCAGGTAAAATATGAGTAAACTCAAGGCCGTGTTCCCCTACATCCTCTATCCATTGGAAGACCTCTAGGAACGCGTCCTCAGCTTCTTTACTTCCTGATATGAATTTTATTGTACTATAAACGTTGTTTGCCATCTTTGCTCCTTTTGTTAACGAATTCTTGTGCCATTTCTAGAGAGTCTTGCTCCCCTGCTACCTTACTATCATTAAAGACAAAGGTTTCAAAAACCTTTTCTCCGTCTCTAATGTATATTACTTTGTGCATATGTTGGTGATTAGTAATCTCACTATATTCAACACTTGCACCTAAAAATTCGTCTCCAAAAGAAGCAACTAGCACTACCAGTCCTTACTGAAGTGTTGGTCTAATGCCATTAGTTTGTCTTCTGCTTCCGCAATCTTACTGAGTTCTTGATCGATTGCTGATATGATGTCAGGATGTTCTCCTATCCCAACAGGATTTGTTAAATAAACCTGTACGTTCGCTCTGGCTGCTCCAATATCACCATTGTATCTTGCCTTCAAGCCTGCTATTAATTGTTGTTTCATAGTTTATCCTGTAAAATTATAGGCCTTTTTATTTTAATAAGTGTCACGTTTCCGCTTGTTATATACCTAGGACACTTAATATTTATCATGTTATATTCATCTTTATATAAGTTTGGTGGTTTGGCTCTGACACCGTGGACACCGTCCAAGCTCACCTTTTCTGTTGCCAACCAAAATGGCAGGTCCGAATCTAATTCAAAAAAGTGTGGGGGTTTTAACGCCCCCGCCACTTAGGGCTACGCCTAGTTAAAGCTGACGCCAACTGCGTGTGCAGCTGCTATCATAGCTCGACTAGGTGTACCAAGACGGTAAGTTGTATTACCTGCCTTGTTCACGTTGGTGTAAATTGCATACCCCTCAGCTCTGAGTTCTGAAACTCTAGCTGGAAGTTGCGTTACACCTAAACGTGATACAGCCTGTGCGATTGACAGGCTTTTTCCAGTCTTTAGAAAATTTAAAATTTTCACAGGCTGGCTCACCACTTTACGAGTAGACATATTTATCTCTCCATATTATAGGTTACTAAAGTGTCCCTTCATTTACAATCGTGTCAGTTGCAACAGCGTGTGCTGCTACATTAACAGTTCTTGTAGACTTAGGAACATTACGATACACGACCTTTTGCAAGGCATCTCGCACTTCGAAATTAGAAGATAAATCTTCCATTGTCAGCAAGTGTTTAGATGCGTCTTGTTTGGTCATAGCTTCCGGCAATTCACAAAACCAAGTATCGGTATTTGCGTTAGCCGTAAGTTTCTTAATACGTGAAACCATATCATTACCAAATCTAGCCTTAGTTTGACCAGCCGGGGTAACGCTATAGCCTGCGTATGTAAATAATTGTTCAGTCATAACAAATTTTCTCCATTAACTATACATATTATAGACCCATACTAAGTATAAGTCAAGTACAAATAGGACCAAAGTGCAAATTAATTAACCTTTTCCTCATTTGTAACTACTATTATAGACTCTTTGGAACCATAAGTCAACCTTTTTCTGGTGTTGTAACCTCTTGATTCTCTTGCTTTTCTGCATAGTGTAAATAGGTAGTTAGGACATATTTGTCCCTATCTGTTGGATTTTTGCACTGATAAGGGTATTCCCATGAGGGTGGAAACACCACAGCTCGCCCTTTTCTGGGTTCAACCCCAATAGATTGTCTTGGAAATTCTGTGTTGCCATCATTATCTGTTAGATATACTCTAAATCCTACTGCTCTAATAGAATCAGTATTGTTCATTACATCTATATGGCCTGCATAACTGTCATCTGAATTAGCTCGAAACCTGGTTAGAAGAATCTCTTCCATTCCTTGGTGAGCTATTAAATTTGGTATCTCTAATTCTTCTAAATATCTGCCATAGAGTTTGGCGACTTGTTCGATGATTCCATTATGAAAGTCCTCGTTCAAATGGTATCGTGTGTATTCGTATCCTGTTGCGGTGAGCCCAGTTTCATCTTCTACTGATTTTTGAAGATCTAAATTTAATTTAAATATGTTTACGAGATCATCACAATTCTCTTCTGAGAAGACACCGTCAAATATTCTAAGGGCCCCTAGTTTTGGGTTTGGTTTGTCCATTGTATTTTCACTCCACGCCGTACCAATTCATTAACATACTGTTGTCGTTTTTTAGGCTTTGTTCTATCATTATTTATAGCCTCTAATAATTCCTTTTTTGAGGTGCATTTTAAGTAATAATGTTCTTCTACAGATATGTTTGTTGATCTACCTGTTGTTGGATCTTTAATCCAGCTTCTTCCTGATTTTCTAAACTTTGGTGGCATTATTTTTTAGTGTGATGCTCTGTTGATGTACTATTAACATATAAGCCAAACCATGCTGCTCCTGCGCCAACCAATACTGAAATCAGTCCTGATTGTGCTACTGTTGGGTCTGGTAAATCCATAAACCACATTACCGAAAACCACAACAAGTATATATACATCGTGATAAACGCTCGAGGAAAAATTCTCCACCTACTAAAATATTCTGGCGCAACCCACATCCAACCTCTCTTGTCAGGCTGTGCCCACCAAGGTCGTAAGGCAGGATCATCTTTATCACCTGCCTTAGCTGATAATTTGTTATAATCATCTAAGCTAATGCTAACGTGATCGTCTGTTCTTTGCGTGTTATCCGCCATTTGTAAATAACTCCGTGTAATTTTTATGCCTAATCTTTGCCTTCAATAAATGCTGGACTAGATCACTACTATTTATATCAGTTTTGAGCTTAGCAAAAGGTATGTACCCTAATCTAAGTGATGGATCGTTCCATTCTGGTAGATCTAGTCTTTCTTTTAATGCTTTATGAAAATTTTTGGCTCTTCTCTTAAAAGCAGATCCATCAACTCTAGGCCCTAACCACACATTAAACCCTGTCCTAGCAATTGATTGTGGATGCCATTGTTCTTTTTTAACCATAACATCATTAGAAAAGACTATTTCTGCAAAATGTTTACCTACATGTGGATAATTAATATACAAGTATCCTGGTTTTCTTTCTAAAGTAAACTCTTCATAGTCTTTTGGAAACAAATCCATATAACTATTGCCTGATTCGTAACCCCATCTGGGTGGATACCCTGCATCTACTAACTGATAATAATGAATTAAATGATTTAATCTTGCCATCTCGGCTTCGTCTTCATGCTCTGCAAAATATTCATGTAGTTTGTTAAAATTATCTGTTGGTTCATGTCCCAACATAAAAACTATTTTGTCTATTTCTGCCTTAATTTCTTCTTGAGTTTCACCCATATAAAAGAACTCTTTAGCTTCATGTTTATTTTTCTCTAAAAATAAAGCGTATCTTTTTGCCACTACAGTATCAAGTGGTTCCCATTCAATACCATTAAAATTTAAAGTTGTCATATTTTGTCTCCGTTGTCGCCTTTTCAAATACCGGAACGTCTATGTTTGCATCTGTTAATTGTTGTTGTGCAGATGGGTCTAAATCAAACAATTTCATTCTTGCTCTATCCACACCTATCATAAATCTTTTGTTTCTAGTAGGATCAGCATATCTATTTTTTAACTGCTTAATCATAAACTGACCCATCTGTTCTAATTCGTCTGTACTTATAATGGCAAACATTAAGTCTGCAGTTGCCGGCAACCCAAAGCTTTCTGCAGTATCTGTCATAGATATATCACTACTAGCAAACCCTGCTCTTGTTGTCTGTGTTGCACTAAGTATAGGAACATTTTGTTCTACTGCCAGTCCTCTTAATTCTTCTGCAATACTTTTAATAATAACATAAGTGCTGGCTTGACTGCCTGGTCTAAACCTAGCACTTGTACATATATTTAAATAGTCTATGAATATAATATCTGGAAAGAAATTTCTCTTTAATTTTAATTCATTTATTAATGCTTTGAAATGTCCTGTGTGTGCTGATGCTGTTGGATACTCTTTTATAATAAGTCTGCCTTCAATCTTATCATTAATCTTTTTAATTCTATTATCAAACATTGCCTTAGATAGGTCTTTAAGCTCCATAATAGGCATGTTCATTAAATTAGCGTCTATACGTTCAGCAATTCTTTCTTCTGCCATTTCTAGGGTAATATATAACACATTTTTACCTTTAGCGATGCAACTAGACGCCATATGGCACATAAAAAGTGATTTACCTACACCCGTGCCTGCTAATGCTATGTTTAAAGTTTTATTAGATAGGCCACCTTCTGTTATTTTATTGAACATCTCTAAATCAAACTCTACTTTCTCTTCTAGTCTATGATAAAAGTCATAACGTTTTTCTGAGTCTTCAGACCAATCATGTCCTATATTTGTATCAAACCCTACTGCAAGTGCATCTGATAATATCTGTGGTAATGCGTCCCTGCCTTGGTCTTTATTCTTTCCATCAAGTATCTGGATACTATCCATGACAGCCAAGTATAGTGCTTTATCTTTACAGAACTTTTCTGTTTCATCTATTAACCATTTCCTATCAACCTTATCACCATTTAAATTATCTAATATCTCTAAACATTTTTTATGACTGTCCTCATTTAAAGAAGTGTCTTCATTTAAGCTTAAAACTATTGCCTGCTTAGTTGGTGGATTGTTATATTTTTCTACAAAGTCTTGGATAATAGTAAAGACCTTTTTATCCGCAAAATTCATAAAATATGAATCTTTAAGGAAAGGTATAACCTTTCTTACATACTGTTCATCCTTAATTAGGTTTTCAAGTATTACCTGATCAATTCTGTCCTTCATCTATATCCTTTACATACTCATTATATACTTCTGCCACACAAGGTGCACAAATGTATGTCTCTTCCATGTCATCATTATGGAAACAATATGATTTTTCTTTCTTTGGATTTAGGTCTTTTTCACACCTATCACACTTTATCGTATTCTTGCTCAATGTCTTCATCTGAAAATTCTGCTTGTATATTTCCAACGCCTATCATATATCTATTCTTAACCCATTCATTAAATCCTTTATCTTTTAATAACGGTAACCAAAAGCTACCATCTAGGTCTTTAAGTCTTCTTTTTACCTCAGGGTGAAGTTCTCCTGTTTCAGGATTCTGTTTTTGATACCAACCAACACTAGGTTTAATAACATATCCAGATTCTAATCCCATTTCCATCAAGCCAGACCAAGGACTAATACCTGATTCCCAAGAAACCTGTACAATTATCTTAGATTTCTCTCTAACAAATCTAGACTTCTCAACATTTATTATAAATTCATACCCTGTAACTTCTGTTCCTGTTTTCTGTTGCCTTCTGCCTATAATATAAATGTTGTCTGCTGAGTAATATATACCTGTTCCACCACTTACAATGTCTTTAGGAAACAATCCTATTTCTTTATATGTGTGATTAACAACAATCGCTGGTATATCTTTTATAGTTAAATGAGGTGTAATCATTCTAAACAATGACTTCATTTGTTTAGCTCTTGTCATATCTGCTACTGATTTACCCTCTAAAGCATCTTCTACTTCTTTTTTACTTGCCAAGTTACCCACACTATCAACAATAATCATTACATGGTCGTCTCTTTCTAAACCATTCAACTGTTGCATAGCATCAAATTTTAATTGTTCTATATCTGTTATTGGGCAATGTATCACCTTAGAAGTGTCTATCTTAAAGGCATCAAAATATGCTTGTGGTGCTCCAAACTCACTATCATAAAACAAAATAACACCATCATCATATTTGGTTAAAAACGCCTTAGCTAATAACATAGCAAATGCTGTTTTAAAATTTTTACTTGGTCCTGCAAATACAGTTAATCCTGTTGTCAGACCTCCGTCTAATTTCCCACTCAACGCAACATTAACTGCAGGAACATTTGTCGGTATTATGTCTTGCTCGTTAAAAAATTTAGAATCTGTTAAAATCTCAGATTGACTAATTGTTGTGTTTTTCTTAAGTTTTTCCATTAAGTTCATTTACTTCTCCTATCTTTGTTTGCAGTTACCGCCGCCTTTAGTATATTATTAGTATTATAGCACAAAGACGAAGTGTGTGTCAAATCTTTTGGTAAACAAGTACCACCAAATCCTACCTTTCCATCTGGACCCGGAACGTTCCAATGTGTCTTTCCTAAATTAGGATCGTTGCCTAAAAATTCTGCCACCACATTATAGTCCAGATCACAGTCATCACATATATTTTTAAATTCATTTGCTAAACCTACCTTTACAGCAAGTGCAGCATTTCTTGCTACTTTTATCATCGCTGCTTCATTGGGTTTAACTTCTATAATCTTTTTGTGGCATTTAATAGACTTTATAAAATGATGCATTTGAAAACCGCCTACTACCATAGGTGCCTCTGGGTTATCAACATCTTCTCGCCACCATCTTTCCCTTAAAAACTCTGGCCATATAATAGCTGAATAATTCTCTATGTATTTTGCTGTTTGATCAGGGCCAATTGTACTCCTTATAATAATTCTATCTACTTTATTATAAACCTTTTTACATACTTCATCTATTATATCTGTATCTAACCTTCTTCTTATAGCTCTACCACTTCCAATTAATGGAGTTGGAACACATATAAAAGCATACTCAATGCTGTTCCAGTTTGTTATTGTTTTACCTAACGCAGGATCATGAATCAATATTGGTGGTTTCCTTTTAATATGGTTGGCAAAGAAATATTCTGTAGCTTTACCTACAAAACCATATCCTACTATTGCTATCTTACTCATCTTCTCTCCAAAAATCATTATCAAATGCTATACCAATTCCTACATACATTGCACTATTAAGAAATATCAATACTACAAACAAAAACCAACCCATTATCATCATGCCAGCAATCCTACAATTAAAGTCTTTAACAACAACAGCAATCCAAAAGAGTTTAATATAATTAAAGCTCTATCTTCCCATATTGCTGAGACCACTAACCAACCTGTCACCCCAACAATTGAAAGGCTTAAATCATAAAATTGTAATCCTTCTACTCCTCTCATTGACATTGCAGCAAGAAGAAAGAAACTAGCTACCCATTTAATATACCAATCTGTAGTATATTTGGGTGTAGCTGATTTAAACCACCTTTTAGAATGCTTTAGTTCTTCTGGAGTAGGATTTGGGTGTGCTTTATTCATCTTGTAAATGTGGCCAGCCACATTCCCCCTTTCGCTCTCTCATCGTTACCTCCTGCATACGTTGGCACGAGCCAGTCAGTTATAGATACCATTTCGTATCTTGGATCTTCCATAAATTCTTCAGATACTACTGAGTCTTGCCATTTAGTTCCATACTCATAAAATTTATCTAATTTCATAGGTGTAGTTTCTAAGGCCATAACAACCTGTTCTCCTTTGGGTCCACAATTAATTTGTAGAGGATATTCTATATCTACATCAGCATGAGCATTACCTGGCTGGGCCCAATCTATTTCCCTTGCTGTTCCACCTATGTCTTTCTTCAAACTTTCCACTATTAATACCTTTGGTTTAGATAAATTTACAATCTGTTCCAACAAATGAAATGGACTGTGCAAATGATATAACAACCCCAGACATAAGACAACATCGAATTCTGGATTCGCTACCTGTTTGTAATAGTCATTGGCTGTACCATAAAAATCTGGAGTAATATCTCCACCGGGATCATATCTTATATGTGGGTCTACTGTAAATAAAGTATCTGCATATTCTCTAACGATCTCTGTGTGAATACCACAAGAAGCACCAAGTTCAAGGACTCTCTTGCCTGTTGTATATTGTTCAAATAGATCTTTTAAAAAACCAGAATACTTCATGTAAATAAATTCTCTAATGTTCTTTTTTCATACCTACTCTTATGTATGAAAAATCTCTCTACATTCTTCTTATAATAGGTAAACTCGTCATCAACTTCAGTACCATTTGGCAGAGTAATAATAAAGTCTCTTTCAAGGAACCAGTCTTGTATCATTTGTAATGTAAATCCAAATCTTTCTGGTTGGCCTTGAATCATTTCTAACTGAACAACAGGTTTATCTCTCATTATAGTTTCTTCAGCTCCCATAACTACAGGATATTCATAACCCTCAGCATCTACTTTAATTATGTCTACATTTTCGTAGCCATAACAATCTAATTTGTTTATTATAACGGTTTGTATTTCATCTACACTTGGTTTTGTAGTTGCACCCACTGGTCCTCTCTTTGTATGCGTTCTTTTAAGATGATTTGAGCCTGCGTTGTTCTTCTTAATTTGTATTTCAAATGATCCTGGCTTATCGCCTAAACCACAATTATGAGTTTCTATCTTTGCTCTTTGTAGAAGAGATGAATTGGGCCACCAAGCTTTTAAAAATTCTTTTTGTTCTTTTGCCAGCTGTATATTAAGTGTTGCCATGTCATAAGTTTGTTTAACAGGTTCAAATGATTTTACTTCATCAGCCCAAGTTGCATATTCAATAGTGTTCATACCTATATTCATACCGACATCAATTATTGTTCTAGCATTAGGAACCAAGGCCCTTAAATATTTTAAATTTTTCTGTTGATAAGGTCCTGCGCCTGCAATCCTTTGTTGATAAAATGTATCATCTCTGTAAATCCACAATGGTCTGCCTAAAGCGTTATGTACTAATTCTTTTTCGTATTCAATCATCTTATTATATACATCAAAGCTGCGACTATAATAAGCAGCGCCAACGGACCTACTATTATTATAAAATCTAATAGTGTCATTCTCATCCAAATAAACCCTCTAAGGTTGCTTGTGGTTCTGTATGCCAACCTAATGGATTTAAAATATGTTCCAAAGGATCTACAAATGCCTTTTGGAAGATTAAATCATAATCAATATATTTTTGTAAACCAAATTCTGTAGGAAGTTTTGTAACGAATGCTACTGTATTTTCTTTTATAGGATTGGGTTCTTTTAAATATAAGAACTTAATTTTATCTCCCTCATGAATTTTTTCATACTTTAATCCTAATTTAAATTTATTTATATAATAGTTATATAACAAGCTTCCCCTAACATGAATAGGTGTTCCTTTAGAATAAATATCTGCCGTACTTCTATACTTCTTCATATTGTTACACCCTCTAGGGAACGCAATTAGTTCTGCAGACTTAGTAAGGAAGTCCTCTTTGGCGTCTGCTACGTAGCTTTGTAATGTTTCTTCATCGCTAGTAAGTATAAGACGTACGGCCTCCCTTAGAGAGTCTCTAATTACGCCTGGCGTACTTGATCTCACTATCTCTAAACCCATTACCTTTAACTTAGGAACTTGTAACCTGAGTCCTTCATCATCATATACGTTTAAGGCGTAACGTTTCTTAGCTACAAATATGCCTTTATCTGCTATTATCTCTCTTGTAAAGTTTATTTTCTTTTCAAAAGCATTAGTGTAATTGGCCAGTTGTAACATTGCCTGATCTAATATTGGTTCTATTTTCTCAGATGCAATCTTATCTATTAAACTAATTATCTGTGGCCTGGATTTGTCAGGAAAAAAGTTTTTAACCATGTTATCTAATGTAACATAACAAGAATCAGTATCACTATAAAAAGAATAAGTCTTATCTTCTGTACCGCAGACTTTATTAACATACTTGTCAATTGCCTTTGCTGTGTCTCTAATCACTAATTGCCCAGTCATTGTAATACCTTCTGCAAGTCTATCATCATAGAATCTAAAGTATTGGTTTGCCAGGGCACCATATAAACTATTCAATTGAATTTTTCTTGCCATTTGGAAATTATTATATTTACTAATCTCATTTTCATAAACTTTAGCACCTGTTTCTTGGAACTTCCTTTGTGCCTCGTGCATCTTTCTTTTAAATCTTAATCTTTCATTAAAAAGCTTCTGTACTATCTCAGGGAATAATCCTTGCTTCTCCCTTGTATAACAAGTTCCATTAGCTGCCATGGCGTAATTCTTTTCTTTTAACTTGTCTAACTTATACCTATCTAACAAGTCATCTACTTTTACGTCATATCGAAACCCAGGAACAAGAGTTTCTGGGCTCATATTGTATTGCATAATAATAGAAGGATACAGGCTTGTAGCATCAAAACTACATATCCAATCATAGGCACCAGGTACGGGTTCTTGTACATAGGCTCCTTCGATTGTTCTTTCTTTCCTGCCACCACCTTGGTGTAAGACAATTTTCTTTTTCCATAAGTGATTATATAATAAACTATCCCATGTTCTAACCGCAGAATATATGTCATTAAAATTACATTTAGCATCGTATGCCATTGTAATAGCCAGTTCAATAAGTTTCATTTTGTCTTCTAACTTATCAACAAGGACTGTATCAATAATATTATACTCTACAAATCTATTCCAATCCTTTTCGTAAAACTGTTGAAGGGTATCAAAACCGTGTTCTAATTTCTTTTCACCTAGCTCTGTTTCTGCAATAAAATCTAACTTGTAACTCTCTCTAGTGACATAGGTAAATTTTCTATACAAGTCATAATAGTCTAATTGGGCAACACCTGTTATTTCGTATGCTGTCTTTTCCTGCCCCATAAATCTAACATTTCTTTTCTGTACTATCCCAAAGGGAGAATATTTTTTATGTTCATTCTCGCCTAATACTCGTTCTGTTCTAGCAAGTATATAAGGAATATCAAACAATTGAATATTCCAACCTGTTATTATATCAGGAGTATTATTTTCCCACCACTCTAAAAAAGTTTTAAGAAGATTGTATTCATCTGAACATACAGTATAATCTATATCTAAATGTTTTGTGGCCTCCCCTGGTGTAAACTCCCCAAGTCCGAAAGTTGTTATCTTCTTGGTGTTGTTGTTTTGAAGTGTGATAACTACTATTTTCTCGCTTGGAGAGTCTACGTTAGGAAATCCGCCTTCTGACGTTGTTTCAATGTCAACAGAGTAAATAGCTATTTTGTTAGCATCCCATTTAATATCCTTAGGATATTTTTCTGTTATGTATTGGTAACCATAATAATTTTGTCCAAATACTGGAAAATTAGAAACATCTTTGTACCTATTAAAAAATTCTGTTGCTTCTTTATTGGATTCAAACTGTATAGGAGATACTGACTCTCCAAAAATGCTTTTATATTCTGAGGGTTTGTCTGATTTGACAAATAGGGTAGGTCTGAAATCGTGTCGTGATGTAAAACGTTCTCCGTTCTTCACTCCACGGACCAGGATTTTGTCGCCATAATGACGCGCATAAGTATAAAAATTCATAATATATCCAACACCAACATATAGTACATTATAGGCTCTTTCGAACCTCGAGTCAACTATTAATCTTCGAAAAAGGTACGGTTAATTAAATGTTCTTCTGCTCTTTGTTCTTTTGATTTTCCATGATATGTAACCGCATGATGTGAGGCAATCATATGTTCATTTACATTGTGTCTATATTTGATAGATGCAACAGGACTACCATTAGCATCTGTCCCGGACTCTGTTTCTTTTATAGTAATAAATTCACCGAGGATTCTTCCATATTTACCTTTTCCATCAAGCCTCGTTTTGAGTACAGCTCCATCTGCAAGTTCTTTTTTGAGGAATTCTTTTGCCATGAGTCCGTATTTCTTTTCGTCGAGATCTCGGGTTCTACATGCCGGCGAATCGATGCCATGTAGCCTGACATGTCGTTTATGTAACCACACGCCAAAGCCCAAGTCGATGTCAACAACTACTGTATCTCCATCAATTACTCTTACAATGTTTGCTCTATATTCGTACACTTAATTTTTAATTTCATTTAATACCTTTTTATTTATAAAATCAGGCGTCACAACGATACCTGAACCAAATTTGGAATTATAAGCATTTAATAAATTTGTGTCAGGATCATAGACAGAAATTATGTGATTAGGGAATATAGGAACCTTATGTTGTTTTGCAAAGGGAGCATAAGGAGCAAGACCAACGCCAAATTCGTTTTCGTCGCCACCAGGTTTTGGCATCATTAAAATAACTGCTGGGTTCTCTATAAGTAAAAATGCTTTACCATCTATTTCTGTATCAGAAACCACACCCATGATGTCCTCACCTGAGACTAATTTAATAATCTGAACGTTTGCCATGCTCCTACTCCTGCATTATTTAGTTTTTATTTCAATTGATTTAGGCTTTTTAGCATCTGGTATTTCATTTTCCAAAGATACTGTTAAGACCCCGTCTTTTAACTTGGCACCCTTTACTACTACGGTGTCAGCCAAAGACCAGGAGCGTCTGAATTTGCGTTCAGCTATTCCTTTGTGTATAAAATTGTCAGGTTCGCCGTCTACTGCTCCCTGATGTTGATCTCCTGTGATAGTAAGAGTTCCATCCTCTACAGAAACATCCAACTGTTTTTCTTTGAAACCAGCGAGTGCTAGTTGAACTTCAAATTTATAGTCGTCTATTTTTTGGATGTTAAAAGGTGGAAAGTTATTATTTACCGGCTCAAAGTCCTTTTGAAGTAAATCAAAGACTCTATTGAATCCGATAAATTGTCTTTCTATTTGTGGAAATGTGTGGACGAAATTGTCCCAATTCGCTGTGGTTAGTTTTACCATTGTTTTCTCCTTATTAAGCGAGTTGTAAAAGTGGACACCCTTTCGGCGTGTCCGTTGGAATGATCAGGGGGTTCTGTTTTCAATGTAAACATCTTCAGTTTTCCCCCCATCACAAACTGCTGGTCTTCATTCTATTCAGTAGCGCCTGTTTGACCAGGCATTCCTGCGTTGTTTTCCGACTTCGCATTTTTATTTATAATCCTTTGTGCTTTTAGATACAAGTTTATCCCTAATTTGGTCCTCTATAGGGAGATTTCGGAACCATAAGTTCAGGGCATACTTCTCGCCTGCCAGTACTGGTTGTGCTTGATGTCTTGTTTTGGGATCAGGAACCTGTGTTCCTATAACTGTGTTGCTGAATAAAACTACTCTGCCTGCTTTAGGCCTAATACCTTTACCTAATTCTACGAAGACTGTATCTCCACCGTCTGCTACTTCATTACAATATAAAAGAAGTGTTACTACTCTATTTCCTTGTATGCCTCCCTTCTTCTCTTCCTTTGATCTCTCTGTGCCTGCAGGAAAAGCATCTAAGTGGGCATCATATTCCTCACCTAGTTCGTAATGTAATGCTTGTACATTTTCTGCTTGTGAATAATGTAGGTTTGTTAATTGTGAGGATCTTATTAGAAAGGTAACGGCTGTTGGGCTTTTTTTATAATCCAACCAGCCCATTTGATTTGTTCTTCCATAATGATCATGATCATCGCCGTCTTTACCTTGTGTAACTTTGCCTCGAGTCCATTGAACGTTCTCGTTCATATCTATTATTAATTGTTTACATTCAGGCTCACTCATAAATTCATCCCACACCATAATTGTGGGGTTGAATAAACTAATTACCTGCTTTAATTTTGCCATAAAATCCACCTAATTCAGGAAAGGTTTTAATAAAATCTGTTCCCCTTCTCCTGTCATGTTCATCTACAAAGTTTACAAAATCATCTCTTTGTACTTTTAATTCTAATCCTTTAAATCTGTTTCTTTTGATCCAATCAGTTGTTCTTTGTAGCTTCATTATTTCATAGGGTTGAAATATATTATCAAAGGACTTCATACTTTCTAAACTATTATCTAATATACTTATAACATTATCATCAGCAATCCTAGCAGTCAGGTGTAACGGCTCAACCATATTAGGCATGTCTATTGTAATTAAGTCACCATAAGTATTTTTTAATTCTGCCATTTTAAATATGAATTGTTCAAAGTTAGGTATAGATAAAAAACAAAAGGTGCACATAATACCAACAGGAATTCCGCTTGCTAAAACCCTATGTAGATTTTGTTCTAACGTATCCATCTTTAATCCGTTCCTTATATACTCCGCCTGTTCACCCCAGCTGTCTAAACTGACATAACATTTTTGTCCAGGGAGATCTTTAACTAGGGAAATATACTCTCGAACTCTCCTTTCAGTCGCCATCAAATTTGTGCTGATTTCGAAGGATAAGTTCTCTTTAGGATGATCTTTGACATACTGTAATAACTTGAACGTATTCTCGTCTAGTAAGGGTTCTCCACCAGTCAAGCGTATAGTATTTAGGTGTGGATAAGCCTCAGGCAACCACTTCCAAAACTTCTTAACATCGGGGTTCTCAGAGGGTATTAGAATGTCACTTCTTGGTATGTACTTATCGTGGTTGGATTTACTTTTTAAGTCGTAAGGCCCGTGCTTAGCTAGCTCCTTTTGCCAAGTTGAGCTTTTACCTGCTCCACAATAACTACATGACATTTGACATTTATTAGTAAAGCTAACTGTTAAGTACCTTGGCCATACATCTTCATCGGCAGGTATTGCTGCCGTTTTTGCTATTAGGTCTGGATCGTGTTTTAGAAACTGTACAGCGAGCATTTGCCTATCGCTAAAGTTTCCTGTTTCTTCTATATCGTAACAATAAGAATCTTCAGCGGGCTTGCCGCCGTCTAACATTTGTTGTCTTACTGCTTTGGTGTAGGGTGTGTTGTGTAAATCGCTATCGCTTGGGATCTTATGCTGAGGGCAGTGGTAGCAGGAATGTTTCAATCCTTCTGCTAAACTAAGTTCTAGATAATACCACTTTAATAAACAGAAGCCTGGACCTACATCGTCCAAATCATTTTTTATTTTTGTTAACCAGTATTCCTGACTATTTGATTTTTTTACCAATATTGTATTTAGGGACTAATTCCCATTCACCTTTCTCTTTAAATGATATAATTTTTATCTGACTTAAAGGTGCAAAATCCTCAGCTATTGGTTCCATTAAAACTACTAATCCCCAATCTGATAATAGCTTCGCTATAGTGTTTCGCCTCTCTATGTCGTTATCTTGGAAGGTTGCCTCCTTTCCATCTAGTGCAAATAATTCTTTAAAATGTGTTATAAAGTATCTGCCTTTCTTATGTAATATGTGGCACGACTGGTAAAGAACTTTTTCTTTCTTGGAAGCTACTCCTATTCGCGATAGAGTTTCCCTTACTTTTAGGAAATCCTCGGGGTCCTTCAAAGAAATTTCTAAGGGGAAATACCCTGGATAGTCAATGTTGAAGTAATTTTCTCGATCACTCATTCTCAATACGTCTCGGTTGTATAATATAAATTATTAGGTTATTCCAATATTTATAATTTACCACCTTTAGACGTATTCAGGTATAATTTTATAACATCTATATCTGTTTCAGATAAAAGTCTTAAAGCTTCTTTTGCTTTGTTAAAACTATAATGAAAAAATCGCTGAATCGCGTCAATATTCTCCTCTTCAGATTTTAGCCATTTATTATATCTCTTTGCCTTTCTTACCACCACACGTAGAAAGTCATATTGTAATTTTTTGTCAATATGCGATCTAGAATTCATTTCATTGCCTGCAATAACTGTATCAGGTCCAAATCCCATAGCCCTATTTACAATAAAGGCGTTATATTCATTCTCAGTTCTCTCATCAACCATCAAGTCTTCTTTTGTAAAGTTGATAGAATTTACAAAATCAAAAGGAGAAATCTTCTTCAATTTCTCTTGAAATTGTTCTTCAGCAATGTCCTCTACGGGATCGCCGAATCCTTCTAATATTGCGTTGTCATCCATTAATCAAATATTATTTTATTTGCTGGCAACAATAATTCGAAGTCACTCTCAAGGGTCTCGTAGGTGACGTTGCAGCTTGCTAAAAATAACATAAATATTGCATATCTAGTTTTCATTTATATCTCTTTTATCTATAAGTTCATTATAACCCTCGTCATCTAAATGGGTAATAGCCATCCAGTTATGAGTCATTTCATCACCAGTTCTACTACCACCCACTACCCATTGATCTGGGTCTGGATTATTAGGATTGTTGCTTGTATTATCATACCATTGTTTCATAATTAAAACAGAGCCTGTAGGTACCAACGGTGCCGCTCCAGGAGCAAATATATGGCTGTGATGCCAGACTGCACTCCAATTTGATACTTGACTTATTTCGTCGGTCTGGCCTGTTGTTGGATTAAAAATCTCCAAACTGGCAGCGTTCATTCTTAAGTGACCGTGGGGCTGCCAACTATCTATTCTTACAGGGTGATCAAAAGATTTAAACCCTTGAGTCATATAATATCCATTAGGTGGAATAACTATATCAGCTTGGGCTCCAAGTCTATATAAACTTAAATCTTGCTTATACTTAGCCTCAAAGTCTGGCTCATGGAACCACAGTCCAATTTCAACTACATTATCTTTAACCATTTCACCTTGTGCCATTGCTCCCACCCCGCCTGGAAACATATGAATATCCCAACGTATTTGGGCGTTTGCTGGAAATGTTCTACATACTCCTGCAGGTACTAACTCTCCCCACTTGCCCATTGCATACTCAGTAAGCATTGCACCAGGTATACCATCCATTACTATATTAGAATTGGCATGATGTACTACCGCTTTGGCGCGCCCTAATGGTTTAACTTGAACGGCTTTAATACATCTATCTTCTGTAACTCCAGAGTTCACAAGATGTTTATGCCACAGGTCATTTCCACTAGCTGGAATGTCTATAGGGATTGACGGGATTACTAAAGTTGGGGGTCCAAGTTCAGCGGCAAAGCTCCACTCATCCAGATCTGGTAATTCAGGTCGTGCTGCTTCTATATCAGGATCACCTTGCGGTGCGCCTGCTCTTACCCAATTAACTACCGTATCAATATCATTTTGTGGAAGTCGCCAATCCCCTTGTAAATCTTGAATGCCTATACCTTGATCATAAGCATATGGTGGCATCTCTCTTGTTGCTATTTTATGTTGTATTAACGGTGCCCAAGGTCTTACTTGTTCATAAGACTCAAAACTCATTGGACCTATACCACCTTGTCGATGGCATACAACACAATTATTATTAATTATTGATGAAACTTCGTCAACGTAGGTTACTTCATCAGCATACATTTTGCTGGCAAAAACCAACAAGGCTGCAACTAACAATACTGCTAGTAATGTTTTCATTCTTGGATCCTTTAATTAAAGCCAAAATCTTTCTCTTTCATTTCTCTGTAACTTTCGAGCAAAAGCTCAGTTATAGAAATTTTACGTTTTTTTGCTTCTGCCTTTAATTCCTCTTTTAATTCTTCAGGAACACGAATATCTATTCTGGCAGTTGCCTTTCCTGCTTCATTATAATCTTTTGTCATACAAATTCCACACTTGCCATAATTTCTGTTAAACATGCAGTAAGGTTAATTTCCTGATCTGCCACAAATGCCGCTTTATACTGATAATCGGCGATTAACAGAACTAACTGTGGAATTGACTTAATCTCAGGTATTAGTATGTCATATATCTGTCTAAATATACCCTGAGGGTCAGTATCCACATTATTCGATACCCACTGTCTCATCTGCTTCCAATCCTTGTCCCTAAGGGCCTCTATAAGCTGCTTAGCGTTGATTTCCTGGAAGTTACTTAGTACACCCTCATCTATTTTCCCTGCCACAGAGTACCTCTGTAGCTCATTGATGACCCTCCTATAGTCAGGGAAATACTTCATTAGGAGCTCCGCTAACACCTTCTCAGAGTACTCAATCCCTTCATTATCCAGGATATAAGCCATCCTTTGAAGGAACTTAGCAGCGAGCTTAGGGCGGTCTGAGGGGGCTATTTTAAAGTCCACCACTGTCGTTCTACTGTGCAAAGGTGTTATTATTCTATTTATATAGTTACAAGTAAAGATGAACCTACAATTCGACGAAAACGTCTCTATAAACGCCCGTAGTGCCGGTTGGACACTTTCTCTGTTCAAATAGTCAGCCTCATCGAGTATTACTACCTTAGTTTTACCCTCAAAAGACACTGCTGATGCAAAGCTTCGTATTTTAGTTCTTAGGGTATCTATCTGTCTACCTTCATCTGAACCATTAATAATTATATAGTCACAATCAAGTTCTTCGCACAATGCACGCGCAAGGCTTGTTTTACCTGTACCTGCTCCGCCAGTTAATAGTAAGTTGGGTATTTCCTTTTTAGCAATAAACTGCTGGAATGTAGTTTTTACCTCTTCAGGTAATATACAGTCTTTTATTGTATGTGGGCGATATTTTTCAACCCATAAAAATTGTTCAGGATTCATGATTTACTTTTTTTGCTCCAAAATCTCTTTGATTTTTTTCCTCCAAAAAAGGGTCTAACCGAATTTCTCCTTAACAGAAGTCGTATCTGAGAAGTTCAGCTCTATATTAGTACCGACACTTGCTGCTTCTTTTACGACTCGGAATACATTTTCAGGTGTACTGACTTCATAAGGATCTCCTTCAGCATTATCTTGGAAACCTTCTTCAACAAATGACTTGATTATTGTCCCATCAGTTACCACTGCTGCGTATCTCCAGGATCTCATTCCAAATCCTAAGTTATCTTTCCGAACATCCATGTTCATTTTAATTGTAAACTCACCACTGCCATCTGGTATCAGTTTAACGTTTACAATACCCTGGTTCATTCTCCACTCATCCATAACGAACGTATCATTAACACTAAAGCAATAGATATCATCTATACCTTGTTGTCTAAAAGGTTTATACATGTTTTCAAATCCAGGAAGCTGTTGTCCTGAACATGTTGGCGTAAATGCTCCAGGCAATCCAAAAATAACTACTGTCTTGTCTTTAAAAAGATCGTCTGTTGTTAATGTGACCCACTTCTTTTCGCCTGTTGTCAACACCACTCTCTTATGGAATGTTGCTTGTGGAATCTCAGCTGGTAATTTACTCATCTGCTTCGTCTCTGTTAAAAATATCTAACTCACCCTTCATTACTTTTCTGACAAGCGATATTGCTGGGTTCGGACGAGTAAAGATGTACTCTATTGTCTCACCAAACTTATTAAACTCAACGATCCATCCGTTGGTTGCCTCTCTTAGAGTTACCTCTAAATTATCTTCATTCATAAACTACTCCTATATTTGTGATGAACGTTCTAATGCTAGCCAATATTTTAATTCGCCTTTACTGCTTTCTAAGAACATAAATTTCTTCTGTGAAATCGTAACACTATAACTTAAAGGTATAACCTTAAAGTTTTCTATTGCTAGTCTAGCATCAAATTCTTTATCAGTTGTGCCTATTACTTGCCTAAAGCTGTTAGACTTAGGTGTACTAGGATCACTAACTGTTACTACTACTTCACCATCTTTACCAACGACACATAACATGGGTGCTGCTGTAATAGCTGCTGCTTTTAATATCATGTCAACATCGTCCTTAGTAATGTCAAACTGGAAGAAGTTATCTACTTCAATAGTTTTATCAGGGGCACTTACTATAATGTTAGGGTCTGCATAATAATATTGAAAGACAGATGTACCTCTACTCACTTTTAAACTTTCGTCTTGAAAGTCAATATTGGTATCTTCCATAAGGGTTAATAGTGAAAGCAAACTATTTAAATCATAGATTGCAAATTCTTTTGGAAAACTCTCACTAATCTCAGCCCTAGCAAAAATATTTTTACCTGTGCTAATTGTGGATAGTGTGTTCCCTTGACGAACAAGTATGTTCGTATTGATTGTCGCAAAGTTCTTGAGTATGTCAAGAGTCCCTGTGCTTATTTTCATAATGTATTACTCCAAAGATTTATTCTTTATTATGCTTATTATAAACTCTATCCAACTTAGAGTCAACAGTTAAGCATACCAAAACTGTCTAATTCAAATTCAATTTTATCTGCTAAAGCTTTATGGTGTTTCGCTCCTGGATGTAAAAGATCTCTGCCCACATCATCTAAAGAAGCCCCAGGAGGAGGCACCTTTTCTCGCATAGGTTTTAATACTGTTTCACTCATTACTCTTAAACAAGAATCAGGATCTGTTGGTAATGAAACTCCAACTCCATGTGTGAAATGGTGAACGATATGTAGTTTACTATCATCTATAAAATTATATGTTGATTCATCAGACATATCTTCTAATGTATCTGATGTTATGTCTATCCATAAGATAGGTATGTCCCAATTCTCAGCTAGTCTAATAATAGTCTTCATCATGAGCATGTGTTGCCATTTTGCCACGCCTAAGGATTGATATAAAAAGAGTAGATCTTTCTTTTTCTCCCCAGCAATTCCTCCAAGCTCATAAGCTGCAGGAATGTAATCTATATTCTTTACGCCAACCGGAACCCCTGGAACACCTACAGAAATTCCTGTAGAATTTTGTGAACCAAGCAATATTATATGTTTGGGAGGTGTTTTCCAATACTTGCTTAACTGTAAAAGATTAAAAGGCACGTTCTCTACTCTACCACCATAGGTAGATGCATTATAAAAAGGGATGCCATGTCTCTCTTCTAAAATTTTATGATATAAATCTCTGTTATGTACCCCTGGGCCTACCCCGATGCATTCCGTAGAACATAAGACCCAATCGCTATTCAAATCTTCTACTTCATAATCAGATCTGAAACCCAAAGAATCAAATTTATAAGTAACGGGATCATCCTCATCAAAATAATACTTCCACTCTCGCCCATGAATCTCCCTTGCTTTTGTGAACCAATCAAATGATTCATGTAACAACCATCTATATTCTTCTTTGGGATCGGCCTGATATGATATCAAGCCATGTTTCCCCAACGTTACACGTTGCATAGGAGTATTATTCATTCTTAAAAACCGGTGGCCTCTTTTCATAAAATGCTGCTATGCCTTCTTCTGCATCTTCAGATTCTAAACACATGTCCTTAGCCCAAAGAGCAAAGTCAACAGCCTCATCGTAATTAGAGTTTAATGTATGCCAAACTGCTCCCTTAGTCCCCCTTACAGCTATTGGTCCACACTCTGTGGCTATACGATGTGCATAGGCTAAAGCTCTCTCATCGGAGTCACCACGGCATATCTGAGTACACAGTCCTACTCTCTCCAGCCACCATACATCATGTGGCTCTCCCAGAATCATAAACTCCATGGCCCTGGCATGTCCTATTCTTTGAGCTAATTTTACTTGCATAGTGACTGCATTAAATCCTAGTGTAACTTCAGGACATTTAAATACACTACGCGTATCTGCAAAAACAAAATCCCCAGCTAACATTATTCCAAAACCCTCTCCTATACAGACACCTTTGGTAGACACCACAATAGGCTTTGGTGTTACCATATCGCCATCTGTTATTGTGGTACCAACACTTCCATCTCTCATGCCTGGAAGTAAACCTGCGACATCAAAGCCTGCAGTAAAATGTTTGGGATTACCTGATTGTATGACGAGAACCCTAGCTTCATCATCATCTCTGTATTCAACTAGGGCGTCATTGTATCCTTGGTAAAAAGGTTTTTGTAAAATATTTAATGGACCGTCACCGTTTATGGTTAAAACGGCTACATGGTTATCTAAATTGTAAGTGACTGATTCACCTGATGCCATAATATAAAGTTGCCTAAATTAGAAGTTTGCGAATTCAGTTCCTTCGCTGTCTGATATTACAATACCTATTCCTGCTGCCAGGCATGCTGACTTAACTGCTATACGTGATGCAACTTCGTCTGGTAATGTGTCCAAGTCTGCTACATAATTATCATAGCTTACTTTGTCTGTGGCTTCAGCTACTATCGTGAGGACTAATTCATCGGTATCCCAAGTATAGGTCTTGATGACTCCTGCCTCTGCTGCCTTCGTTCTCCAAACCGTATCATGATCTGGATGGGAATCAGAAATCCTAGGTAGCTCCACACCTGTATTAGGTCTGGTCATTGTTGTTGTCATTTGATATGCCATTTATGTCTCCAAAGTTATGCTGTACAGTCTTATTTATAAGGAAAAGGCCTGCTAAGCAGGCCTGAATGGTTGAATAAATCTACGGGTTCCACTTATCATCGTGGACATGTAAGGCAATTAATGCATAATGTAGGACCTTAAGTAAGTCTCCTCTGGCATCGGATGGTTTTCCTTTCTTGCCATACCTTTGTGCATACTTTAAGATGTTTCCTATACAAAATCCGGTTCCATGTCCTCCGTCAATAATAAATTCAGTTGCCTGAAACTTATCTGAGGAGTAGTGTCCGGTGCCGTATGTTGCATCGATGTAACGACGGAGCTCGTCTATGAGCTCCCCTTCGTTAAATTTATAATTAGGACTCGTCGAAGTCTTCATGTATTTCCTGTTCCTCTACTTCCTCAGTAAGTTCTACTGTTGGATCTACCTTGGTGTACAAATCGATGAATGCTGTTTTGGTATCTTCATCGAACCTATTAACACAAAGTTGAACTGCTTTCTTTTTGTCTCCAAAAACTGCATAAGCGTTAACGATGTGCTCCAATCTACGGGTTGAAATTAGCTCATCAATAGCTCCTTCGTAGTAAGTTTTTCTTATTACGTCGGACCAAGTAACTAAGTGAGTTGCAAAACTTTCGTCTACATTGTTCACTCGTTCCATTTTCTTGATAACTATTTTCTTTTCCGTAGCCATTGTAGGGTACTCCTGCTCCACGGTAATTGCAAACCTTTCAAGGAATGCTTCGTCGAGTATGTTGGCACTTATATATTTGCCATCATCTGATCCTCGACCCTTCGTATTGGCAGTTGCCACTATGTTGAAGCCGGGAACAGGAGTTATGGTTTCGCCTGTCTTCTTGTTGAAATAGGGCTTCCCCTCAAGGATGGCTTGTAAGCACATCAACTTGTTTGAACCCCTATCAATTTCATCAA